ATGGCGCGCGGGGGCGGCGTTGGAAGCGTCATAAAATACAAAATCAAAGGCGGATACCGATATAAGGCGGTAGTCGAGCACTACGGGCGAAAATACATTGAAGGCGGGTTCCTCACCGTAGCTAGTGCCCGCGAGCGCGCGTGGAAGATGAAGCAAGAACTCACTGCGGGCACATATGAGACACCGGGGCAAAAAGCTAAACGCCTAGCGCGAGAGGAACGGGCCGCAAACGCGGGGGCCGTGACAGTAGCGGAATACGCGGGAGAGTGGGTAGACGAACTACGCGCGTTACAAGAACAGGGCCAAAAATCGGCAAATACCGTGAGGTCTTATAAGTCTCTTATAAACCGTCATATAAATCCGCATTTGGGCAGTATGCGGGTAAACGCGGTGACGCGTGAGACTGTGCAAGACTGGCACAAGCGCCTAACCGCTGACAAGTCGCCCGCCGTAGCCGTAAATGCGTATCGCGTCTTATCAGCGCTGATGAGCCGCGCGGCAGAAGCGGGGCTAATAAGCGTGTCCCCTTGCAAAGTCAAAGGCGCGACAAAAGCCGTGGCAAATCAGCGCGAGCAACACTACTTCACCCACAGCGAATATAAAGCGCTATATGAGGCTTTAGCGGCGTGCGATATGCCCGAATATGCCGCTATAGCGTCCCTCATTTACTTCACCGCGTGCCGCCCGTCCGAAGCTAGGGCGCTGCGCGTAGGCGATATTGACCTAGCGCGGGGCCGTATCCGCTACGGGGCAGCCCTGCAACGCTCCGAAACCGGGGCCACAGTTGAAGGGCCAACTAAGACTAAGCGCGTACGGTACGCGCCAATACCCGGGCCACTCGCGGACGTGGTAGAACCGCTATGCGCGGGGCGGGATAGTGGCGCGTGGCTTTTCACCGCGCCGCGCGATAAGGACGCGCCGGCGACTGATAAGCATTTGAGCGCGCGCACCCGGACGGCTTTGGACTCTATCGGCTTGAAAGACGCGGAACTCTACGACCTTAAACACACGTGCCTAACCAACTTGGGCCGCGCGGGCGCGTCTTTGAAGGAGCTAATGGACCTGCCCGGGCACACCCAAATTGAAACCGTTTTGAAATATCAATTGGCGGATTTTGACCGGGTAGCTAGCGCGGTTGAGCGCATGGCCGAAAGGCTAGAGAAATAGACGCGCGAGGCGTGTCTATTACTGGCTACTACTGACTGCTACTGTCTATAATATTCCTATGACGTGAGTCATGTTTCTTTGCGAGTTGTCAAATGTGCAAAGCGGGCGCGCCGTTAGGTTTTGAGTTCCCTAGCGGCGCGCCCCTCCTATTTATAACAGGTTGGTAACATCACACTTTAGGGCTGGCATATTTATATGCCACCTGATAGACTAGAGACATCAAAGGGAAAAGCAAAAGGCTTCACCGCTCAAGTCAAGGAGACAAAGAAAATGGCCATCTACGCAGTAACCGACAAAATCAACCTCGCAGCAGAGCTAGGCTACACGCCCGAATACATCGACGAGCACGTCGCACCCCTCATCCAGTCCGACGACGGCGAACGCTGGGGAGTAAGCGGGAAACCCCGCCTATACGCACTCAATGCCTTCCTGAACTCGCTCACCGAGACCCGCTTCACCAAGCACAACGGCCAATGGGTAATCACGGGCCGCAACCTTGAAGAAGGCCAGGCCGTGACCGTATCCAAGCGTGACGGCTCCACCTCTACAGTGATTGTGGCCGAAATCCTCGACTCAAAGGACGGCCGCCAGGTGGCACGCTTTGAAAACCAGCGCCGCGCAAGCAGGGGCCGCCGCTACTACTCACGCACCCATGGCGAATACGTCACGCAGTACGCGGACGGACGCACCGAGACCGACTCTGGTACGCAAATCTGGGACGAAGCCTAACAGCGGCTAAGGAGGACAAAGACCCATGAATATTGCGCTTACAATCCGCTCATATCGTGAGGCCCTGGGGCTCACGCAGGAAGACGCAGCCCGCCTTATGGACGTGCGGCAACCCACCTGGTCAAGGTGGGAGCAAGGCGTAAGAGAGCCGCGCGACCCGCTAAGCGTGATCATGGTGTTGCAGGGACTGGTTGATTTTCGCGATGAGATTTTTGACGCGATGTGTGACCTTGTCGAAGCGCAATCATCTAAGCGCGTGCAACTTGGTACTTATATGACTGATGCGGCTTTTTGGCGTAACAACGCCCGCGCCAGGGCTGAGGAGTTGCCCGCGTCGTTGCACCGGTCTGCCGCCGCGCTTTGTACTTTCATGATGATGGAAGACGCGGGAATCATTGTGGAGATTGTGGACGCGGAAGGCGAATAAAGATGTGTAAGTATTGTGCTCGTGATCCGCGCATGGTGGCGCGTTCTTTGAATTTGAATGATTTTTCGACTGACGCGCTGGCCGAGGCCGTTCTACGCGGCGAATTCGGCAACGGTATCTACCGTATGGAAGCGCTAGGCGCTAGATACGACGAGGTTCAGGCGATGGTTGATAAGAAGATTGACGGTTATGCGCGGCGGGTTTTGCGCGGCGAGTTTGGCAATGGCCGCGAGCGTAAGGCGCGGCTTGGGTATTTGTATCCGGCGGTTCAGGAGCGGGTTAATCAGCTGGTGCGCATGCGATAAACGGTTTGTTACCGTTTTGTTACCTGTTTCACTGGTTTACCCCTTGTGCTTAGTCTAGTAGTGTACTAAACTAGTAGACATCAAGGGGAAAGCAAAAAGGCCGAACCACTCGAAACAAGGAGAAACAAAAATGCGCTACGTAACCTCAATGCAAGACATCATCAACGAAGTTGAAATCATCCTCGCCGGCTCTGAAGGCGAATACGATATTGAGGCCATCGCCTACGACGTGGCACGCGAGCGCGACACCGGCCAGCGCGCCGACGACCGCTTCTACATCACCGAAGATGAGAGCGAATTCTGGGCCGCCGTTGCCGCTCACGAAATCAACTAACAACCCACACGGGGGAGGCCCACACAGGGCCACCCTCGCCCCACAAGCAAAAGGAGAAACAAGAAATGTTCACCACAATCAGCACCGGCAAACCAAACAACAACACCACCACCTACAAAATCGAGAAAGCCGGCAACACGGTTTACAAAGCCCGCAAAACCTACGACAAAGACGCCAAGCAGTGGCGGGTTGAAATGCGTGACATGGACGGCGCAACCGTCCTAGCCTCCCACACGGCCACAGAGCCCGCTCGCGACGCGATCAACCTCGTCCTAGAAACACGCGCCCGCCAACTCGACGGCCAGACCGGCGAACTCGTAGCCGGCGAGTTCAACGAAATGTGCCGCGCAGCCGAAGAAATCGAGCTGAATCGAGATGATGAGACGGTTCGCCGCGAGCATGTTTTGCGGACGCTAGGACGCTAGCAAGGGCCAGGGATGGCAGGGCCATATGACCCTGCCCGCCCACCCTAGAAAGCAGGACAACACACAGTGACAGACAATACAGACACAGACCTCACCCAGCTAGGCGCGCAGCTCGCTGAAACCCGCGCCAAAGAAGCCGAAATACTTGCCCGCCTAACCCAGCTCGTACGGGCAGAACACGCGCGCGGCATGAGCGAATACAAGCTAGCAGAGCAAGCACAAGTAACCCGCAGCACAATCCGAGCATGGCTAGGCAAGAAATAAGGAGAAAAAAGACCGTGCCCCGGCTCTCGCTTTCACACGCGGGGCCGGGGCACTGTTATCCCCGCAAGCGCGGGGAGCGTTTAAGCCAGTTAGCGAACCACATTGAGAAAATCGGGTCATCCCCGCAAGCGCAGGGAGAACTAACTGACAAATGGAATAATAGCACATTTTTGCGGGCGCGGGTTGTCATAAAACACGACTTTTATTAAATCTGTCATATTATGACAAGGTTTGTAACATTCCGCGCATAAAAATAAGGCCCTCACCCAGCATTAAAACCAGGTGAGGGCCGCGTCGATCACACGTCCAACCGTAGTGGTAGACTTTGAGTAGCTCCTCGGCCTCGACCTAACCAGTCGGCACCCGACGAGCAGTTCTCTAAAACACTTCAATAGTAGTGGGCCTCGCGGGCCGTGGTAGCCTGCCAGGCCCGCTACTCAATAGTAGGCGAGCACGGTCACCTTTCCTCCTGCCGTCCGCGCGCCAACTGCTCCAGCTTTTCGCGCACCTCACACGGTGCGCCAAGCTTATCCAGCTCACGCAAAGCCGCATAAAACGCGGTCACCGCATTTACCTGCCCCCCCCCTTTACAATACCCCTATTTAGTACTATAATGGAGGTATTGAAAGGAGGTGAACAAATGAACGAATGGGGAAACCTACTCACCGGAATAGGGACGATGATAGTAGCCACGGTAGCCGTCATCGACCTGATCAGAAAAACTGATCGTGACCGGTGAGTAAGCGCTGGGACTCGAAATACACTAACTATCTCGAGTCCCAGCCAACCCCCATAATAGTTCTACAAGATCCATGAGCGAAGACAAGAAGATCAATGTTTTAATCGCCGCAACGCTTTTTAGTGCTGGTGTCGGCATGTTTCGCCCGCCAACCTGGCTAGGAGCAGTCGTGCTCGTTGCCGATGTTGTGGTAGCCGCATGGGTGCTCAAAACCGGCAAGGACTAGCAAAAGGACGTGTGCGATGACCACTAAACAACCAGCCGAATACCTATCGACCCTTGGCGTTGCAGAACGTTTAGGGCTGTCACGAGGCACTATCAACAGCTACCGCAAGAAAGGAATGCTTCCCGACCCTGACGTAATAGTAGGGTCGAGAGACTCGCAAGCCTTCGGCTGGCTACCTGAAACGATTGACCAGTGGCAGGCAAACCGGCCAGGACGGGGCAACTGGAAAACAAGCCATTAGCCCCGTGCACGTACAAGAAAAGAGCCCCTACCCAGCACAAACTGCCAGGTAGGGGCCTTTTTACTCGCTCCGTGTCCTATCCTCTGAGACTCGATCCTTCAAAGCGTCAATAATCGCCTGATCCACTCCCGCCTTGTGTAGTTCTCGCAAAGCGTCATACAACGCTGTGATCGCGTCGAAGTGCGCGGCCCGCTCACGTTCAAGCTCGACCGTGATTTCTTTTTGCATGTCGCGTTTAGCTTTCGGACGGCCTTTGACCCATTCGACGATGCCCCAAAATAGTTTAGGGACGATAGCTACGACAAGGCCGGACCCGAGGATTGCGGAAACCATTTGAGAATCCAAGTTGTGGCTTCCTTTCTGTTATTTCGTAATGCCTTTAACCTCGATCACAGGCTCGCCGGGTGTGACGTCAAAATCTTTGATCCGTATCCAGCGGGTGACAAAAAAGACAATCACAATCAGGCCCAACAGGCCGGTGCTTGTAAGGCCGGTCAAAACGAGCCACGTTATAACGCCGGCAATGCTCGACATGATGGCGGCGCGTTCCAACTGGTAGTAGCCGAACAGGGCTGTGGGGAAGCCAAACGCCCCACCGGTGACGAGGAACAGGCCGTGAATGTAGTCCACGGCTTGCGTGTCGCCTTTGAGCGTGACCGCGCCAACAACAAAAGTAGCCAAATAGGCCGCGCTCATTGCTATCGCGATTGACTTGGGTTCGTGGACGTGAGACCAGACTTTCGCAACAGGATTCCCTCTAGTCATCCACATTTCGCGTATGCCCATCGTCACCTCCCGGATTGATCTTGATCTCTACCGCGTCCAATACCGGCTTCATGGCCGTGTAGACCACTTGCATTACGCCTAGCGCGGCGGCGATAACCGTCGCGGCCTGTTGCCACGAGTCGGGCCGGTAGGTGGCAAAAATACCCACACCCACAAGAAGCAAAGTGACGCCGATAGCAATAAGACGCTTATAAGATGACCGCAGTTCAACTTGTGTGAGGATTGCGGTTAGCCACGGGGCGATAAGCCCCGCCAATGCCGCAACCGTTAGTTCCGTATCCATGATTATTTGCCTCCTAGCTGGCGGTTAATCGCCCTCTGCATTGCTTTGACCGTCTCCACGCCCATGTAGCCGTCCACGGTCACGCCGTAGTATTTCTGCATGGCGCGAACAGTGCCTTGGCCCATGATGCCGTCAGCGGGCGTGCCAAAAGCGCGTTGCATTTTAGCGATGAGCTGAGAGCCCACCGGTCTGTTTGTCCACTCCCACCCGCTGGTTGCCGCCGGCATGTAACCGCGGTTAGCGATCTCCTGGCTTGAAATCACGCCGTCCACCGGCGTGCCATTAATGCGTTGCAGAGCGCGCGTAGTGTCTGCCCCCCAGTAGCCATCCACGCTAACCGCGCCGCCGCTCGCGGGGGAAGGCGTAGCCGTGGCCGCGTAGGCTGGCCGCAAAATCGCGATAACCGAACTCCAATACCTGGTGCGTCGGTACACGCCGCCCCCGTTGGATTGGGAGCCCTGCCACGACCCGCTCGTGTTGCCCTCAATACAGGTCAAATACTTGCCGTTGTTGGTTTCAACAATGCCAATGTGATCCGCCAGGCCGTCATCGTCCCAGTCAAAACACACCAGATCGCCCGGCGCGGCATTATGCTTGTTGCCTAGTTTGCGGCCTTGCTTTGCGTATTCCTTAATGGTGCTAGGCACGTAGGCGAAATGGCCCGGCGAGGGCTCCCTAACGCCCGCGCGCGACAAAACCCACGACGTGAACATATTGCAGTAAGGCACGCCAGACGTGCCGTACCAGGCTTGACCGGTCACGCCGGCCATCCACCGCCCGTATTTTGTGCCCTCCTCCGGATCACTCCAACGCGAATAGCCCAGCTCGCCACGCGCGATTTGCAGAACCTTACTTGTTGTTGTCATGATCCGCCTCCTCCACATCTGCGGGGTCTAGCTCGGGGTTATCCATCAGGCGCATTTTTGCCTTTAGTTCGTCTGTTACTTCCCAATCGCCCATTGCGGGGCCTTCCTTTCTTGTTTTTGGGTGTAAAAAATCCCCCGCCCGCCAGGGGTAGGGGAATAGACTGTTGTTATCTGTGGTTTATGCGGGTCGCCACGCGCCCGAAACGTCAGGCGCAAAAACGTTAAAGCTGATAACGCTCTCGTACCGTTTGCCGTCATACGTGACGATATCGCCGGCGGCGTACCACGTGTCATACCGTGCGGGGTCTGGCTCACGCCACCTCGCGCCCTCCACTTTCGCCGCGTCACGTAGAGTCAAATACTGCGACTGGTACACGCTAATAAGCTGTGAGAATTGTTCGATGTATTCTAGGTCGCTTTTACGCTCCTGCGCCGCCCTGATAAGCGCGTCAAGCTCGCTAATGTCCAAATCGCTAATGTCGATCATTTCGCGCCCCTTATGCCATAGAAATCGGGAAAGTCATTACGGTTAAACGGTTCATGCGCGAGTCATAATCGAGTTGGACCTTGTTGTCACGCACAGTTCCGCCGCCCCCGTTGGAGCCGAAAACGCCCAGCTCAATCTTGGGTTGCTCACCCGCCTTGATCGTGCCCGACGCGGAAATATTGGCGTAGCCAGTATTAAAAGAAGCTAGGCACTGAACCGTGCCTTGCGCGCGGATAGCCAAAAAACCCACGTTCTGCTTATTATTGCCGCGCGCCATGCCTACCGCCATCCAAGACCGATCATAAGGAGCCGTGCCAAGGTTCGCGCTAGTCATCGTCCAAAACTCAAAAGAGCGGACCGTCACAAGGTCCTCACCGTTATATGACGTCTCCGACATGGACACTTCATTTACGGGCTTGAAAATGCTCCCATCATGCACATACACGAAGCCGTTAATGTCGAAATATGCGGGCGACGCCGGCGTAATCTTCGCCTTATTAGCTTCAACAATAGTGCGGGCCGCCGCAATCGAAGTTACGCGCGTCACCACCCCCGCCCCATCCGCCAGGCTAGTTATGCCTTTGTGGATGTCCTCATCAATGTCAGGCACATAAACGCCCCTAAAATTCTCCGCTCCCATAACACTGTTTTCCTTTCTTGCTTTACTGGTAGGTGACTGTGCAACGGAAGCTCCCGGCGTTGTATTCGGTATATGCGGGCGCGCCGGGGTTGGCTTGAAAGTCCAAATATCCGTTGCGTGATAAGAATCCGCCCGCCGTCGCCCCGAAAGTAAGCTCGACCGCCCCATAATCGCGCACAAAAGCCGATTTATTTTCCCCGCCCAAATGGAAGGGGAACCACTTACCCGCGCCGCCGTCTACGAAATCGAAGTTGCACCGGCCCGTAACCTTAATGCTTTGAATGCGTTTGCCTTTAGCGCCCGAAATCCAGAACTTCCCGCCCGACTTATACGAGCCAGACTGGGCAAAAGTCGAACCGTAGGCGTACCAGACATTAGACAATCCGGCGCTTGCGGTGACAATCTTAGGGGCTGGCGGTGCGGGCGGGGCGGACTGGTTGTACACCTCGTGCGTAAGTTCTAGCGCGGGATTCAACCGCTCGACCTTGAAAAGGCTAGGCCACGTGCCTAACTTCCATTTACGGTAAGAATGCAAACCAAGCGCGAA